TGATGTTGTCTGTAAAGAAACAGAAGGTGGTAAGGTCAAGAAGCGCGCTAAACAAGCACATAAAAAGGCTGTAGCAGCCAACCAAATGGGTGGAGTGAATTACAATGTTTCAGGAGCCCATAAACACATGAATAAGTTGGCTAAAGACCACGAGGATTATGAAGAGTTGTTAGACAAGCTTCTTAGTGGTGACCAATTTGCCCTTTCTGGGTTGGATCGTAATGGTAATGTTGTCGAGGAAGCTTTGCAGGTTAAATTACGTAGGTTACAGACTCTAAAGAAAATGCAGAAGGCTGTTAAACCTGATTTACAAGCTAAAGTTGCTGAGGCTATTACTAAACTGAAGTCTACGTTACCTAAACGAAATGCAGCTTCTATGCGTCCTCCTAAACTTAAGGTAGAGCAAAGACGGTTTGGCACAGCTATATCACCTATTCCATTCTTGTATACTATTCGTATGACTGACCGTCTTGGTGGTTTCACATTTGTCAACGGTTATACCTTTAATTGCCGTGTTTATATTCCCAGACACGGTGTGTCTGGTGGAGTCAAAGCTGAAATATTTGATGAAAGCGGTCGTTGGGTCGTTTTAGGTGACAAAAGTCAGATTATATCTAGTATCGCTGACCAACTATGTTTCTTAGCCCCTAAGGAAGCTAAATTACGATTTAATAAAGCTGTTGGTACTCGATTACCTAATAAAGGCGAAATAGTTACTCTATTTTATATCGACCGCAGTAGTAATCGCATGAATTTTGCCACTGGTCCTGTTGGAGAGGAACATTATCTGGGTTTAGACAAATCTGTTGCCACTTATGAATTTGACGGTTCTTCTGTAGAAGGGTCCTGTGGAGGTGTTTATATTGCTAAGATTGATGGCGAGTTAGTTGGCTTCCATGGTGTTGGTTCGACTAGCGTGAAGGCAAAACCACATTTTTATCCCACGGGTATGGGTTGGTCTGAAGAAATAGCCAGACAGTCATTACCTACATTTAACCACTTGTCTCAAGAAAGTTATTTTGATGATTATAGGGCCGTTTTGAACGGTCAAGCCTCGTCAGAGATTTTAAACTTTTAAGCGGGTCGGAGAGCTTCCAAGCTCCAACTCGCAGTGATACATTGGATACTATTCTAGCACCCTATCCTTCAGAACTTGTCAAAAAACAGAAATTAGATGTTAGAGGTGGTGATATTGGACCGAATCTTAAATGGATCGGTAAAGTTTATCGTCACTTTAAGCCTAAGTTTCCTGATTATTTTGATAATGAAGTAGCTAATAGTATTAGATTCGATTTGAAGGAAGATCCTTTTTCTTATAATGGTTATGGAGTCGTGCCAACGACTGTTGCTATAGCAACCAAAGCATTACGTAGATATGATCGTGTCGAAGATCCATTCTCCGATCGCGTGAAACAATTATATGTGATAGCCGGTACATGGCTAGATAAGGAATTTGGGTCCTATTTGTCTGAATCGTCGTTGTATTCCTTTGATAAAGTGTTAGAACATCAAACAATGACTACTAGTCCAGGTTATCCTTGGACTTTAAAATATCAAACAAAAGGGGATTATTGGGATGATGTTGGCGGTGAATTTTTCTCACAATATTGGGAGCTATTGAGCACTGATGATTACATCAGAAGCTTCTGCTCGTGTAGTGTGAAAGAGGAATTGCGTAGCGTCGAAAAGCTCAATAATGGTGATGGGCGTACTATTGTTGCTATGGATGTCAACCATGTTACTGCGCATATGATGTTGACTCTTCAACAAAATGAAAGACTCATAGCCTCTGCTACTAAACATGCGTCAGCTTTAGGCGTGATCATGGAAGCAGGTGGTTGGGATAGGCTAAATCAAAAGATGGAGCATTTTCCTGGGCCATGTACGTTAGAGTTGGATGGTAAGAAGTTTGATGGTAGATTTCGTAAGTTCTGCTTTGATCAGATACGAGACTTTCGATTTCGTATGCTGAGAAAAGAATTTCAAACGCCTGACAATTCACGAAGGATATTCAACTTATATCACCAGCTAACACATGCACCCTTAGTTAATGTTGATGGGAATGTTTTTTCACGAGAGGCTGGAAATCCTAGTGGACAAGCATGCACCACTCCCGACAATACTTTCAAAAATTTTATGGATATGATTGTGCTGTGGCACCTTATTATGCCAGTGCAATTCCATACGTATAGTGCTTTTAAAGCATATTTGATATTTTGTATTAATGGCGATGATATCAATCCGTCTGTTCACCCGGGCGTCCAAACGCTGTTCAATTACAAATCTATATCTTCATTTGCTAGTCAGATTGATATGGAGTATCATGCTCCTGTTGAAGGTTTTCGTTTTAACCATGAGTGCACGTTCTTGGGGCATACTTTCAAATTGGTCAATGAACCTACTCTTGGATATGCTATGTACCTTCCTGACATTGATTGTTTTAAAATGCGCTGCAGTATGCTGGTTTATAATGAACTAGCAAATAAGAAAGGTCAATTCGCTATGAGCATCATTAGGGCTTGTGGTTTGCGGAAAGAAACTTTCGCTTGCGTAGAATGTAGAGATTGGTTCTCTATTATTATCTCACATTTGCGTAATCTTTCACCAAC